GTTCAGCGGGATCAGTTTCGTGACCGTCAAGAAAAACAACGCCAAGTCCAAGAAGAACGGGCAGCGTTGCAGGCCCAGCACACCGCCGCTACGCAACAGCAGTGGGCGGCGCATCTCCAGAATGAACACGCAGCACTTCTTGAGCGAATACCCGAATGGCGGGATAACGACGTGGCGGCGAAGGAGAAATCCGACGTCATCACATACGCCCAGCGCTCCGGATTCAGTGAGCAAGAGCTAAGCCAAGCATCTGATAGTCGGGCAATTTCGATTTTGCGTAAGGCAATGTTATTCGACGCCTTGCAGAACGAAACGCCCAAGGCCAAGGTCAAAGTCAAGAACGCGCCCCGAATGGTTCGCGCTGGCCGACCTAAAAGCAAAGCCGAAAAATCCTCAAGGCGGCAGGCTGACAAGCTCTCCCGCATTTCACAAACCAAGGGCAGAGATTCTATGGATGCAGCCGTTGAATATCTGCTTGAACGATAGGAGGTGCCATCATGGCAACCTACACAACCTCGTCAGCTATTGGCGAAAAGGAAGATTTGGTTAATGTCATAACCAGAATCGACCCAGACGAGACGCCCATTTTCTCGAATGCCAAACGGGAAGTAACTAAGGGCGTGTTTCACGAATGGCAGGTCCAGGAATTAGCAGCCGCAGATAATGGTAATGCTAAAAACGAAGGGGCCGATTATTCGTATGTTAACCCAACGGCTTAATTTGTAGGCCCGTTACGTCGCAAGGCGTGACTGAAAATTCCGTGAATTGCTGGGAAGTCTCTCCGAGATAATCAGCAGCCAAGCCCGCAAGGGAAGGTTCAACGACTATCCGAAAGGAGTACCTGCCAAGCGGCGGGGAAGCGCGGAACACCCCACCGGGGTGATAATATAGTCTCATCTGCATGGCGACATGCAGCGGCCCTGAGGGGCGGGGATGGTTTAGCGAACTGTCCTGAAGATAATGACCACAAGATTGGGTAACTACCATCAGATCTCGGCCAATGCCGCCAGCGTATCCGGCACATTGGACGCGGTCGATAAGGCAGGCCGTGACAAGGAAACGGCCTACGTTAAGCTGCTTAGTATTTTTGGGTAGCCTGTCTGGTAACAGGCAGCAAACAACTGGGTGAATTGCTGGAACATCCTAACGCATGATGGCGAGGACAATCAGCAGCCAAGCCCCTGCGGGGGAAGGTTCAGAGACTATTCCGCTAGGAAGTAGGATTAAGCAATCCGAAGCGCCCAGCCCCTCATAGGGTGAAGATATAGTCCGCTCTGTATGGAAACATGCAGCAGTCCAATATTGGACGGGCAGGGTTTTGCGAACTCTGTTGAACAAAAGGCAAAGGGTTAGAGCAAAGACGCGACATTGAGAAATGTCTCATCACTGTTGAAGCGCGTAATGCTTCGGACACTCGTAAAGCCGGTAAATTGGCTTCGTACATGACAAACCAGAGCGTGATTTCGCCGTCTACGACAGCGACGGGCGATGGTTCAAATGTCAGCGATCTCGCCGGGACTAACGCAGCGTTGACGTTGGCTAAAATCGATACGGCCATGAAAGCGGCCTACACCGATGGCGGCCAGCCCGACATGATGGTGGTTAGCCCCACCAACAAGGTCAATTTCTCCGACCTTAATTCGGGCAGCGCAGTGACCAACCAGTTGCACATGACTTCCCCGAAGGAAGCCACAATCATCGGAAGCGTTTCGATGTATTTGACGGATCAAATTCACTAGCCGAGGTCCGTCTAAAATTCCGTGAATTGCTGGAAGCCTAAACCGTAAGGCAAGGTAATCAGCAGCCAATCCTGTCAGTAATGGCAGGCAGGTCCAGAGACTAGGTCATGGAGTCCCACCGGGACGGTAAAGGCCCAAGAGCGCGGAACACCCCATCGGGGTGATGATATAGTCCGACACCCATCTAAAGGTGGGAGCGGGGATAAAGAGCCTCGCAGTAAACAGCAAGTTCGGCATGTTGGACGTCGTCATTGATAGATTCAATGAAGACGACCGTATCTGGTTGCTAGATTCGGATTTCTACAGCATCGGCCACCTTCCAGGCCGCATGTTTAATGTAGAATCTGTAGCGCCAACGGGAGACGCTACCAAGTTCGTCGTGCTTTCAGAATGGACTCTCATAATGAAAGCTCCAAAAGCAAGCGCGTGGGTAGCTGACCTGAACGGCTCCTAGTACCAGTATCTAACGGGGGAGGCTTCGGTCTCCCCCACCTTTTCCAGCGGCTCAGGCCGCTTTTTTTATGGCGAGGCCATGGGTAAAAGACTTTTATCATCTGATCCACTTTTGCGAAGAAAGACCTGGCTGACTGATGACGCCGATGGTCTGGGCTTCAGGACTGAACAAGATGCTTCGCCGGTTTTGGATGCTGCCAAGGCAGAGGAATCCGCTTGGCGACCCGGCCAGATGATTGGCAACACGCAGAAGCACCATCAGAAAGTGGCCGAGATACCGACTGCAATTTACTTCGACTTGCTGGCCAAGTTCGGCGACCCGAAGCACAACAAGAAACGCTGGATGCGCTGGTTGCAAGATCCAGACAACAAACATTTCCGCACCACAGGCGGCAGGCTGGTTTAGATGGCTATCACAACATTCGATGAATTGAAGACGGCGGCGGCGAATTGGCTGGGCAGAGATGACCTGACCGACCGCATACCGGAGTTCATCGCACTGGCCGAAGGCCGGATCAACAGGACCGTTTTTGCGCGTGCGCAAGAGGTGCGTTCTACCGCGACCCTGGTGGCCGACGATGCTTACACGTCGTTGCCTACTGATCTTCGCACGATCAGGGCAGTCCAGTTGAACACCACGCCGACAACGGTGCTGCGCTACATGCCGCCTAGCCAACTAGAGCGGACCTATCCCAGCACGACGACCGGCAAGCCATTGGTCTATACGGTGATCGGCACCGAAATAAAATGGGCACCGACACCGGACAGCGGCTACACCGCCGAGATTTTATATACCCAAGGCATCCCGGCCCTAAGTTCAAGCAACGCGGTCAACACCTATCTGACGCGATCCCCAGACGCCTACTTGTACGGCACGCTGACAGAGGCTCACAGATATTTGATGGGCCCCAACCAAGCCAACAACTTTGACCAGTTATTCAGTAGGGCGATGTCCGAGATCAAGGCCGAGGACGACGAGGCGCGTTGGGGCGGATCGCCTCTACAAATGAAAACCGGCTCTACCCCGTAAGGAGAATATTAAATGGCAGCTTTAAGTAATTTTGCCGAAAACGAAATGTTAGATCACATGCTTGGAACGGGGTCATACACAGCGCCGACCAACGTGTTCCTTTCACTCTGGACATCGGACCCGACCGACGCCGGGTCTGGGACAGAAATTTCAGGGAACGGGTATGCGCGGCAGGATATTAACTTCGGCGCAGCGTCCGGTGGTGTAGCCACCTCTTCAGGCGTGGTGACCTTCCCTACGGCCTCAGGGGGAGCTTGGGGCACTTTGACACATATCGGAATACACGACGCTGTGAGTTCTGGAAACTTGCTCTTTCACGGAAGCCTCACGGCCTCCAAGGTCATTTCTGACGGGGACGTCATGCAGATCGCCAATGGCGCGATTACCATAACGGCGGCCTAATCACATGGCCGACATTGTTGGCCCAACACTAGACCAACTCGACTCTTGGTATGGCGGGAACCTTGATAACTTCCCGACGTCGCTTGATAACTCGTTCTGGGACACTGCGACACTAAGGGATGGTGCGTCTGCGCTAAGTGTTTCGGCCACGGTTGCAGCGACAGCCGAAAAGATCATCGGCGGTGCGGCAGCACTAAGCGTTTCGGCAACAGTTGCAGCGGCAGGAACTAGGGTCGCGCTAGGCGCGGCTACGCCAAGTGTTTCAGCAACAGTTGCAGCGGCTGGCGTACGGGTTGCGCTAGGCGCAGCCACGCCAAGTGTATCGGCTACGGTTGCTGCCGCTGGCACGCGGGTTGCATTGGGTGAAAGCGCCCTGGCGGTGAGTGCCGCAATCAGCGCGGAGGCTACACGCACAGCCCTTGGTGAGGCCGCACTGGCGCCAACAGTGACGGTGGTTGCTGCTGGAGAAATCCTTGGCGAGGACTGGTCGTCCGTATCGGACGAGAGCGAGACATGGTCAGAAATCAGCGCCGGGTCTGAAGTCTGGGCTACGGTATCGACAGGAAATGAAAGTTGGGTGAGGCAATGACGGCAGTTAATTTTGGCGAATGGACGCCCGACCAGCCAAGCCTGGGGTCTGGCTGTGCGGACGCCCTGAACGTAATACCTACGGCGCGTGGCTACCGGCCATTGCCCAGTTTATCGGCGTTATCGAATGCTGCGGACGCACGCCTGCGGGGGATTTTCCCGGCCAAGCAGTCCAGTGGCACAGTCAAGTTGTTTGCCGGGGATGGCACGAAACTATATCTATTTGGTGTTGGTGACAGCGACCTCGACAATGTTTCCAAGTCCGGTAATTACA